CACCCGCTCCCTCACCGCTGCCGACCTGGCCATGCTCGCCGGTGCCGAAGGCCCCGAAGCGTGCGGCCCCGTCTTGACCAACGCCTACCAGCAAGTCGTCTGGGTGTACCGCGCCGTGAACGTCTTGGCCGAGCAGATCGCCAACATCCCATTCCTATTTTCGCGCGGCGAACGCGGCCGCGAAAACCTCATCACCAGCGGCCCCCTCCACGACTTTTACAATCGCCCGCATCCGTACATCAACCGCTTCCAATACTGGGAGCTCCGCCTCATCTGGCTAATGCTCCGCGGCGAATCCTTCCGCATCCCCATTTACGATGATGCCGTCGCCGACTCCTCCCCTCTCCCATCCGCTGGGAGAGGGATCAAGGGTGAGGGTTCCCCATTCTCCCTTCTCCCTTCTTCCTTCTCCTCCTCGGCAGGCTCCACGCTCCACGCTCCACGCTCCACGCTCAAACGGGTCTTAATCCTCGACCCCGCCCACTTCCAGCACGTCATCGACAACCATCAACTCATCGGCTGGCGCTACACCGGCTTCGGCACCAACACCCCGCTCGAATCCCAGGTCTTTTTGCCGGAAGAAGTCTGGCACGAGAAATTACCCAATCCTTTCGATTTCTGGCGCGGTATGCCACCTCTATTCACCGCCGGCCTGGCCGCTAAAACCGATTTCGCCGCCGCGGCGTTCATGCACGGCCTCATGGAGAACAACGCCGACGCCGGTGTCATCGTTCATACCGACCAGCAGCTCGGCGAAGAACAGCGTGTCCAGCTCATGGCCGCCCTCAAAAACCGAAAACGCCGCTCCGGCATTGCCGATCGCCCATTACTCCTCTGGGGCGGCGCCCAGGTCGCCCGCCCTCAGCTCTCCTCCGTCGAACTCCAATTCCTCGAGAATCGAAAATTCTCCCGTGCAGAAATCTGCGCCGCCTTCGGTGTCCCCGAAGAAATCGTCACCACCTCCGACAACGCCAAGTACGACGTCATGTCCGGCTCACGTTTGAATTTCATCGAGAATCGAGTCGCCCCGTTATGCGCCCGGCTCGAAGCCGAAGAACAAGTCACCGTCAAATCCATCGACCCCGCCGCCACGGGTTGGTTCGACGTTGACAGCCTGCCCATCATGCAAGAAGCCCGCCGCACCCGGTTAACCAGTGCCAAAACCGCCTTCGAAATGGGAGTCCCCTTCAACGAAGTGAATCGTGTCCTGGACCTGGGCTTCAAACCCCTCCCCTGGGGCGACACCGGCTTCCTAAACTCAAACGTCATCCCCATCCAGCCCAAACAATCGTCATCATCAGGATCTTAATCTTAATCTTGATCTTAATCGACCCCGGTTCCCCAATGTGCATTCGCCCCCTTTTCAAATTTGAAATCTGAGATCTGAAATTCCGCCACCAGGTTCCATGCATTTTGTCCCATCCGCGAAATCCGTGTAATCCGTGGTTAAGCATCCCCCGCCCAAAAATCGCCATATAGTACATTAGGTCGTTGCCCAGAAAGGTCTCCCCCTCTCCCATCCGGCATCCCTGTGAGGGACGACGCGAGAGGGGTCACGGGTGAGGGGTTCCCCATTAATCCACCAATCCACAAATCCATCAATCCATTCCCAAACGCATATAGTACATTAGGTCCTTTTCCGTCCTTTCAGTCCCCTTCGTCCCTTCCACCCCCATGAAAACCGAACTCACCACCGAATTCCCCAACCGTCTCCTCACCCTCAGTGACGGTCGCCCCGGCCTCCGCGGCGCGCTGCACGTCGAGATCACCTCCCCAAGTAGCGCAGAGTTGCACTCTGCTGTATCGCAGAGCTCCGCTCTGCCGGGCACAGATCAACCCCGCACACCCGAAACCGTCCCCGCCGCCGCAGAACTCGCCGCCCCCTCCTCACGCACCACGCACCAGGAACCAGGGCCACGCCCCGCCGAAATCAAAAATCAAAATTCAAAAATCGAAAATCCGAACTCAGCCATTCTGGATTTCATCTCTTCAGACGAAACGTTGGACCGCTACGATGAAATCATCGTCGCCTCCGGCTGGCGCCTGGAAAACTACCTCCGCAACCCCGTCTTCCAGAACTCCCATCAATACGGCGACATCCTCTTCACCCTGGGCAGAGCCTTAATCACCGAAGTGCGCCAGGGCGCTCCGTCCGGCTCCACGCTCCACGCTCCACGCTCCACGCCTTATTTATTCCAGCGCATCGAATTCGCAGTAGACGCCAATCCGATGGCCCGCATCGCCTACGGCCTCTACAAGTCCAAATTCCTCAGTGCCGTCAGTGTCGGCTTCATCCCCCTCCGCTGGCAAAACGCCGACGCCGAAGCCGTTTCCGGACGTAGCGCAGACATCCTGTCTGCCGTATCGCAGAGCTCCGCTCTGCCCGGCGTAAATCCGTCCCTGGTCCTGGGCTTTGACCCCGCGCTCGGTACCGAGGCCGCCCCCGTCCCCGCCCTGGTCCGTAGTCCTGTAGTCAGTAGTCCAGTGGTCTCTGGTGCCCCGGTCTACCGCCGGAAGTACCTGGAACAAGAACTGTTGGAAGTCTCTGCCGTCGCCATCCCCGCAAACCCCAGCGCGTTGGCTCTGGCCCTAAAATCCGGCGCCGTCGAAAAGTCAGATCTCCGTGAAACCCTCGACCTGCTCCGCGCCGCCCTCTCCCATCCGATGGGAGAGGGCCGGGGTGAGGGTCCCCAATTCCGCACTCCGCACTCCGAACTCGGCACTGGGTCCGCCCCCATGACTCCCATCAGTCCCATTCCTCCCATCAGTCCCATGTTGGCAGATTTCCTCCCCCTCGCCCGCACTCTCCGGGATCTCCTCCGCCGCTGAAGGTCCCCGTTTTCGCCTTTGTCGCAACCTTTGTCGCACACTTTGTCGCTCCCGTTTCCCCGTCGGTCACACACAAACAAACAAACACACAAAAACAAAATGCAAACACAGCAAGCCCCAGTCCCTCCTGTCCCCCCCGCCACTCCCGAAGATCAACTCCGCGAGTTCCAATCCATCATCACCGAGGTCAAAACCCAATGGCCCGAAATCAAGGAGGTCCCCACGTCCTTGGCCTCCCTCCGGGCCGACACCATCCGCCTCGCTGAAACTATGACCGACATGCGCCGCTCCCTCGCGCACCGCACTGGCCCCAGCCGCATCCGCACCCCCGGCTCCGTCAGCGACGATTGCGCCCGGCACCTCGCCGCCGCCTTCATCGCCCAGTGCACCAAGAGCGATAAACTGCACGCGCTCTGTTCTGTCCCGGCCCATCGTGATGCCCTGACCTCCTTCGCCGCCGATACCCTGGGCCTCACCACCCGCGCCGCCCTCACCACCACCGATGTCCCGCTCCCGGTCCAGTTCGGCAGCGAGATCCGGGAGCTGATCTCCGACTTCGGTGTCGTCCGCCGCCGCATGTCTCCGTACCCCATCGGCATGGGCACCGCGCGTCCGGCCCGCATGGGCACCCGCCCTGCCTTCGGTTCCATCTCCATGTCGGCCCCGTTCGGCGAGAAATCCCCCGAGCTCGCCTTCGCCTCGCTCGAATCGCACAAAATCGGCGGCATCGTCCGCTTGCCCCGCGAAATCGACGAGCAAAGCATCGTCCCCATGGGCCAGTTCCTCGCCAAGTATGGCGCCGTCGAGTTCGCCCGGGTCGAAGACACCTGGGGATTTCTCGCCGACGGCGGCGCACCGTTCGAGCAAGTCAAAGGCATCTGCACCGTCGCCAGCGAGGGCGGCCACAAGTGGGTCCTCCCCGCAGGCAAAACCAAACCCAGCGACGCCACCCTGGATGACTTCCGCTCCCTCCGCACCAAAGTCAACAAAGCTGCCCTCAACGGCCGCTTGTCCGCCTATTACCTCGACACCACGTGGGAGACTCATCTCCCAACCTTCAAAACCGATGCCGACCAGGGCGTTTATCAGCGCCTTCCGGACGGCACCGCCACCCTCGACGGTTACCCCGTCATCTGGACCGACGTCCTGACGCCGTACGGAGTCGAAGAGGCCGGGAACGCACCCCTTGCCGTTTTCGGCGCACTCTCCTTCTGGTGGCTGGGCGAGCACGGTTCGCCGCGCATGGACACCTCCGAGCACATGTGGTTCCTGAACGACCAGCTCGCCGTCCGTTTCATCGAAGAAATCGACTTCGACTACGCCGCCGACGACGCCACCGCCGTCTTATTGACCGCCGCCGCCGCGTAGCGCACGCGTCCGCGCCTGCGAGTCCCGGGGGCGTCCGCGCCCCCGGCCCCCGTCTAAAAGCAAAACCACATGGCAATTCCACAACCCAGCAGCCCACTTGCGGGCGCACTACACGCCGTCGGATCCAACCAGCAGGCGGCCGTTCCGCGCTTTGCGAGGGTTGCCGAAGCGGTGGAAATGTAAATGGTTGACAAAAACCACTG